TTTCAAATCTCAGAAATGATACTGGTATCAAAGGGGTGGTATTCCCAACGTGGAGCAGAAAGACAAACTACTCGCCTAGTGCCGGAAAAGTTATCGACCAGGACGACATCATTTGGTATGACGGTGTTGAATGGGGTGGTAACTGGTACTGTACTGTTAACGTCTCAGACCATAACAATGAGCGTGGGGAGTTTCTAACGCATGTCTATGTATCTGACAATAACGGTCAACTTGTCGGAGTTGGCGGGGAGAAAATCGTGGTCCCAGAGCCACCCGAAACCGCTAAGCAAAAGGGCGGCTATGCCGTTTATTGGTGGAGCGATTTCAACGCTAGACGTTGGGATAAACTCAATCGCACCACGTATGGACGCAAGACTATTCATGACCCGTACAGCCCAAGAGGGGGCACGGTTATCGTCGGTGAAATCAACCAAGCTCTAAACACTATTCATGAGTTCTCGTTTGCCGTCCCATTTACGCACCCTCTTTACAATAAGATGGTGCCGTTTAAGTCAATCGTTGAGGTTGTCAACCTTTACGACGGCAAAGTTGAGTTCGTGGGCAGAGTGTTGACATCTACTAACGAAATGACAACGAATGGATTCGCTCAGAAAGTGACCTGCGAGGACTTCCTTTCATTCTTGCATGATTCCGCTCAATGGTTCCAGAAATTACCGAACCAAGGAACAGCACCTTACTTAACTGAAATTTTAAGGGTTGCTAACGGAGAGGTCGAGGACTACAAACGCATTAATCTTGGCACTTGTACGGTTAACAGTAGGACGAATAAGCCTTGGCGTTATCTTGGATACGAGAGCACTTGGGACTGTGTTCGAGAGCGTATCATTAACAATATTGGGGGATATTTGACCATTTACGAGCGAAATACTCGCTTATATGTGGACTGGACTTCCCAAATCGGTGAAACCAAAAAATCACCGCTTCAAATTGGTAAAAACATCAAATCTGCCAGTCGGGCACTCGATTTTGATGGTTTGGCTACTCAAATCATGCCAATTGGGGCTGATATTCAAAAGGAACATCCAGACGAGGACCAAAGCCCAGACGTTACCAGAGAACAGTTGACTATTTGGCACGTTAACAACAACAGTGCATATTTAGTGGATGAAGATTTGATGAAAGAGTTTGGTGTTATTCGTAAAGCTGTTATCTGGACGGAGATTGATGACCCCAAAGTCCTTTTAGCCCGTGGTAAGCAGTATTTGAGAAACCAAAAAATTGCACTCGCAAAATGGACGATTTCAGCGGTAGAGCGTTATATGATTGATAACCGATATGACAAATTTGAAATCGGGAATAAACACCCGATTATCAATGCACCCTTGAGCGGTATTGAAACGTTGCAAATTTTAGAGAAAAAAATCGATATCCTAAACCCACAGAGCGTTGATCTAACCATCGGTTCACAATCTCAATCGCTCGCAGCATATCAATTGCAGTTGCAAGAAGCTGAAAACTCAATCGAACGTGTTAAACAGAACACATCAACTGCTAACAAAGAGAAACGCTTGAAGGCTCTACAAAGTCAACTTGTAGCACTTAAGAACAAACCTAGCTCAGCACCAACGCCACCAACAGCGCCTAATCCACCTAGTCCAAACGCATCAGCGGACGAACTTGCGGCTTATGATAAGCAGTACGCTGATTATCTAACCGCTAAGTCTAACTATGATAACCAGTTAGCATCGTTCAATATGGACGAACAGGAACGGAATAGGACAATCAAGGATGTTGAAGCTGAAATCGCTAGATTGCAAAAAGAATTAACAGGAGGTAATTAAACATGCCACAAACTGAAGCAGAGGGACGTTTGAACCTCTACGATGATGTCACGCCTTTAGAAAACACTAAGAATATTAGTGTTTTGACTAAGGCAATTCGTAAAAAAACAAGAGGGGCGGACGTTCGAGAAGCCATTGCCAAAGCCATCGAAACGACTTATGCAGACGGTGCCACTAATGGCAACACCAACATGGAAGTCATTAAAGCCCGTGGGCTTGCTGGCAACCTTGATGACCGTCTAAGCACTATCGAGAACACCTTAAATGGTAAGGCAAGCGCTGATTTCGTTGAGAAGAAATTCAACAAGATTGAATCCAACGCCCCGAAAGCAGTTCTCGGCTCACTATCTGAAATTAGTAGCACATATCCAAACGGTGCTAACGGTATCGTTGTAGCGAAAGACACGGGAAAATGGTATTACTACGACGAAGGGGCTAGAGCTTGGAAAGAAGGGGGTGTTTACCAGTCACGGGGGCTTGGCGGTAACGAAGTTACTGCTGACAACATTGACTTTGCTCAAGGCATCAAACAAATGCTGACCGATAGAATCACTGGTACTTTTTGGGTAGATAACAATGGCAAAGTTATTGCTGGTGAACAAACCACATGGTCACGTTATTTGCCTATTACCATGTACAAAGGGAAAACCTATTACATTGTCGGTGTTCGTGGGGTGTTGTCTTATGTGACATCAGTGGACGGTAGTCGAATTATCAAAAAGCTAGCTGACAGCGATAAGGTGGTAACTACGGAATACACACCAACTGAAGACTCGTTGCTCTATGTGTCAACTCAAAACGTTGATGCCAAGCCTAAGGTTTTCAACGCATCAGTCGCTCAACTAGCGGCCGCTAATGTTGATATGAATAACTTACCAGACGGCTATATCTCGCTTAAAATCCCGAAATTGTCGGTTGATGTCAAAGCGACTGACCTTGATTTTGTAACAGAAATTAAGCAGCTTATTGACGAGAATACTTTCGTCCGTGGAAAATACTACACTGGTACAGCCAAGCAAACGGGAGATGTGCCCTCATGGGGTATCTATCCGCCGTTTTACCTTGAAAAAGGCAAGAAATACGGCTTGAAGGGTGTTCGTGGATTCTTCACTTACTTTTTCAGTCTTGATGACCGTAAGTTGAAGCAGTTCTCAAGCGGTGACAGGCTTATTGATGAAGACTTCACCCCAACAGAAACAGGCTATTTGCTCATTTCGCGCCAAGTAGCTGACCAACCGTCAAAACTTATCCAAGGCGGTCTTGGTGCAGCGTCTAAACTGCCTAATCTCAACTATGGGGCTAGTGCTCTTGAAAGTAACACACCTATCGCATTTCCTAAACTCAAAAATGAATACACCATCAAAAAATCAGCCGGGGATTTCAGCACGCTAACAGAAGCTATCAAAGCATTGGGTTCGGGTAGTGCTGACAATCCTATTACCTTGTATATACATTCTGGTGAGTATGATGTATTGCAAGAATTGGGCGGTGACAACTTCCTTCGTGAAGTTGAAAATAACGGGTCTGAGCGTCAAGGTATTGAAGTGCCTGACTATGTTGATATTATCGGTATTGGTGATGTCCGTCTTAAAATGGATGTGCCGGATAGCAAGACCACTCGTAATACTTCAAGCCGTATCAGCGTTTTGAACGTATGGCGACACAACACAATCAAGAACATCAAGATCACTGTTAGAAATACACGCTACGCCGTCCATGATGAAACCAATAATCAGTACGCTAATAATGATATGAGATATATCGATTGCTACTTTGAACATCTAGGAAACAAGGCTGGTGTTTGGAACTCAACACAAGCCTATGCTGCCGGTATGGGTTCGGGTGGTAGCTACCTTTTTGAAAACTGCATATTCAAATCAACAACATTGCCATTCTCGATGCACGATAATTTCAACGTTGAATCAAACCGTGTCAAGATTTCAAAATGTACGTTTATTACTGGTCAGGAAGATGTGGCAATTCGTTTTGGATCATACGGAACGGGCGCTAAAAAATCAATCGTTACCATTGAAAACTGCAATATCGACAAAGCTGTCAAGCTATTCGAGGAACAAGGCGGCTCACGCCATGGCAACCATTTTGCCGTGTCTGGTGGTGGTAATACGATTGTTCCTTACATCAACATCAACAGTGCAGGACGCAAGGAACGTGTCGAATTTGCGGATGAAGTCAGAACGTTGAAAAATACTAGTCAAACTAGAATCACAGTCGGTACGCCGGTCAAATTGGTCGGTAATTCCGTACAACCATTGGGGGCTAATGAGCCATGGTTGTTCTATGGTATGTCACTCGACGATATCGAGCCAAATGCTGCGGGAGTGATTAAGTACGCTGGGTACATTGCAAAAGAAGACACTGGCATCGGTTCACTGTCGACGGGTCAACGCATTGGCTTGGTTGATGGTCGTTTGGCGGCGGTGGATTCCAACGACTTCATCGCTTATGCCACTGACGGCAACAATATTCTTTTGAAATAGTTTTTAAAAAATGGGGGTTAAATAAAATGTTAAGGAGTGTTAAATGCACAGCAAACCAGATGGAATCTTCGGAGTATTCGACGTAGTCCGAGATTTCTATGAGCACGGTATCGATGAGCATTTATGGGTATTCTTGCTAATGATTATCATTTTTAGCGACATCGTTATCGGAGTGTCTAGAGCGTGGGCTGCTCATGAGTTTTCAAGCTCTAAATTTCGTAAAGGGCTAGTCAGTCACACGGCCATGATTACGTTTGTAGCCATATTCTATCCGTTCGCAGTTTTTATGAATCTAGGAGGTGTACTAGATACATTTATCTTTGCCATGATTGCCGCTTACGGCTCTAGCATTTTGGCTAGTCTATCAGCGTTAGGGGTGGAAATCCCTTATATCGACAAATACATTAAGAAAAACATTGATAAAGATAAATTCTTTCTCAATGAAGAAAAAGGAGAAAAAGAAAATGATTAACTTTAAACTACGTTTGCAAAACAAAGCTACTCTCGTAGCTCTTATCTCAGCAGTTTTCCTTATGTTGCAACAATTCGGGCTTAATATCCCTAGCAATATTCAAGAGGGTGTTAATACCCTTGTTGTGATCTTGGTAATTTTGGGTATCGTAACTGACCCAACAACCAAGGGGGTAGCAGACAGTGAACGAGCATTAAACTACAATGAACCTCGTGAGGACTAGCCTATGGCTAAGCTCATGACCTCAATCAACCAAGTAGAAGGCGGTGATGTCCTCAAAAGTGGGGACACCACTTCCGTTTTTGGTTTTGAAATTCTAGGGTACGATGGTAAACGCATGGAGCTGTCCGGAACCGGTAAGCTGACACTTTCCAATGACGAAACGGTGGCACTCTATCAAGATGTTACTGTTGAGAATGGGGTGTTCTCATTCTCAATGGGCAATGTAGTAGCTACTGGCACTTACTATCTTGAAATTAAACTGGATGGACATATTTTTCCATCTAATAATTTTAAGGTGAAAGTCAAGAGCTCGCTCAATCTTGACGGTGCGATTCCATCGAAAAAAGACCCTAAACTAAAGTTACTAGCGGATGAATTGCGAGATTCTGGTTTAATCACTGGTGGAGAAACCACGGAAGACCTCGTAAACATCTATAACCTAGCTAAAATTTGAAAGGAAACATAAATGAGTAAATTACATGATTTTGCCCAAGCCATAGGTGCTGATATCAAAGAAATTAAGGCATCTATTGCCAATAAGACCGTTGGTGTCAGTGAGGAACGTTTGATGCAAGCTATCAATCAAGCTAAGACTGACATTATCGGTAATGCACCGGAAGAACTTGATACGCTCAAAGAAATCGCTGATAAAATCACTGCTGCTGGTGGAAACACTGACAGCGGTATTATCTCGAAAATGACTGAATTGGGTGGCCGTCTCGATACCATCGAGCAAGAAGACCTTGTGAACGTATACAACGCAGCGAAAGCGTGAGCCTATGAGTAAGTTCACAGAATTTGCTCAAGCGGTCGGAGCAGATATCAAAGAAATTAAAGATAAACAATCGTCATCATTGTCTGTCAGTCAAGCGTATGGGTTATTCCCAACGTACAATAACTTTTTTCTACAGGTTCTAGAGCAAAATAGATTTGCGGCAGACCCACTTGTAACAAAATCTCAATTACCTACAAACGAAATTGACACTTTAAAACAGAAGGTCGAAGAGTTGGAGAGAAATATCTCGGAGATTAAACAATCTATTCAAAAATAATTATGAGAAAGGAGACCTATGACATCTAAAACACAGTTATTAAACGCGCTTGAAAGCCTAGTCAATCAACGTGTAACCGTGCCTACCAATCCTTATGGTGGTCAGTGCGTGGCTTTGATTGACAACGTGTTGCAATATCAAGGCTTGTTTAATCTTAATTTCAGCTACTTAAACGCTATTGATGCGTTAAGCCGTGCTGAAAGTCTAGGTTTGAAAGTCACTTACTTTAACGGTGCGAATAACCCACCGGTAGGCAGTGTTTGGGTAACTAACTGCTTGCCATATCACCAATTCGGGCACATTGGTTTCGTGGTCGCAGAAAACCCAGACGGGACAGTCACCACAGTCGAACAGAATATCGACGGCAACGGTGATGCTCTATACAACGGTGGGTGGACACGCAAGGTAACACGCAATCTTGATAGCGCCGGTAATTTCAGCTATATCGACTGGAGTGCACCAAGTCAGCAAATGGTTGGGTGGTTTGAATTGCCGTTTGACGGTATGGCACAAGATAATTATTTTATCGACGTATCAGCATACCAACCGGGAGACTTGACTGGTATCTGTCAAGCGTCTGGCACTAATAACACGGTTATTAAAGTAACCGAGGGTGTGGGCTGGGTTAGCTCAGTAGCTACTCAACAAACTAACACAAGTAATTGTATTGGTTACTATCACTTTGCACGATTCGGTGGAGATGTAGCAACGGCGCAAGCTGAAGCTAATTATTTTATCAGTAATCTGCCATCACACCCACGCTACTTAGTGTGTGATTATGAAGATGGGGCAAGCGGTGATAAGCAAGCGAATACTAATGCAGTCCTAGCGTTTATGGATGTTTGTAAATCAAACGGCTTTGAACCAATCTATTACAGTTACAAGCCGTATACACTAGCTAATGTGTATGTAGATCAAATCACTGCACGCTATCCAAATAGCCTATGGATTGCAGCGTACCCAGATTATGAGGTACGCCCAGAGCCATATTGGGGCGTGTATCCAAACATGGAACACACACGCTGGTGGCAGTTTACATCAACCGGCTTAGCTGGTGGATTGGATAAAAATGTTGTTATCATCAATGACGGTGATAGTTTAGTAAATCAGAAAGAGGAAGAAGAAAATATGGATTATGTATTGCGTAGCGAAAGCGGAAGCCAAGGATATCTTGGTGTAGTTAATGGTCGTGTATTTGGTATCGGCTCAATGGGAACAGTAGACGCTCTACGTTCAGCGGGAGCTAAACACTTGACCTTGCCAGACGATGATTTTGACCGCTTCTTGAATAGTCAGTCAAATGATACGGCAGCAGTCTCTAAGGCAATCAATGAAGCTAGCGCATCGGTTGTTAAAGCGATTGAAGAACGTGCACAAGCTACACAAGGCCAAACTGGAAAATAGATCACGAACAAAAATAAAATAAAAGGAGTATATCACCTCCCCTCATGCTGCAGTAGGGATACCATGGCAGTAGTGGTCGAAGCCTCAGCATTTGCTGGGGCTTTTTTTATTTGGTATAATAATATTTGGTTTTGATGAATAAGCCTATCCATCATAGGCAAGAGCTACGAGGTTATCTCATAGCTCTTTTTTATGTTTGTGATTTTCACAGATAAGTGATAACATAGATTTCGGAATACTTGGCGTCTTTCGATGAATATTCTCGAACTGTCCTCGACTTTTAGTCGGGGTTTTTGTGTACCCTTGATATAACATTAGACATCTAAACTAAATAGAGGTACACTATAGATGTACTTTTGGACGATTACGTGCAGAATGTTTTTGTTTTTTTCTATTGTCGCTTGGTAGCTCATACTGCCAAGTCTTTTTTATGCTCAAATCAAGAATTTTAGTATCCTTGATTGAAATG